TTCATCTGCAAAGACAAAAGCTGGCATCCACACTTTTGGCAAAGCAGTAGATATTTTAGTGGGTTCTGTCAACACGACTAGGACACTGAAGTTAATTAAACAGGCTCAAGACATTGGCTTTACTGGGCTAGGACTAGCTTTGAAAGGTGATCGGTCAAAGCGTTTCATACATCTCGACAACCGTGGAACAGATTTTTCACTTCCAGCAGTTTGGACATATTAATGGCATTATTACCAATAAAAATACCTGCAGGGTTCTACAGGAATGCCACTCAGTACCAAGCAAAAGGACGTTGGTTCAAGGGTAATCTGGTTCGTTTTTCGGAAGGTAGACTCAGGCCGATAGGTGGTTGGATGAGATTGGCAGATACGCAGATTTTAAAGAAGGGTTCTTTACGGGACTTAACTATTAAAACTGCTGGCACAGGTTATTCTGCTGGCACACTATCGGCAACGGGAGGAGGTGGTTCAGGATTCGCTGGGACATACACAGTTTCTGGCACAGGTGCAATATTAACAACCACAATAACAAATCAAGGAACTGGCTATACAACAGTCCCAACTGTAGTTATATCCCATGCAGGGAACAGTAATGCCGTAATTATAGCTAGAGTCTTTAATTCCGCTGACCCAATCCGTGGACTTCATTCATGGAGATTATCTACGGGAGCTAGGTATCTAGCAGTTGGTAGCACCCAGTCATTGAGAATTTGGGATGGGTCACAGAGTGCTGGCACCAACGCTCCCATTTACGATATAACTCCGGCAGTTGGAGCAGTGCCATCAGGGAATATTAATTTTATTCATCAAGAAGATTTCTTAATTGCTGGCCTCGGATATGGAGCATTGTCCTATGGAGGGGATTTAGGGGGAACAAACTTTGATGGGTCTACTGGCACAGTGAATGGAGGAGATGTTTATGGAATACCAAGATATCCAGCCGAAGACCCAGATGTGACTGACCCAGATGCCTTTAGAGACAATTTTGCCCCCGTTTGGAGCCTCGATAATTTTGGTGATGATCTGTTGGCATGCCATTCTGGAGAAGGTACAATATGGCATTGGGCTATAGCAACAGGTGGGCCAAGTGGGGGAGCAGTTCAATTTAATAATGCTAACCAAACTGCAACTGCACCTGTTATCTTAGCTAATGCACCGATCTCAAATGTAGCAGTTCTAGTAACACCTGAGAGGCACATTATGTGTTTAGGTGCAGGAGGTAATCAGAGACGTATACAATGGGGCCATCAAGAAGGATTAACTGGCACAGCAACGTGGAACCCTTCTTTGACAAACACAGCAGGAGACTTAGATTTACAGACAAAAGGGAGAATCATTGGTGGCTTTAAAACACGTTACGGAGTCTTGATTTTTACAACTTCTGATGTATGGAAGACAAACTATCTCGGGCCTCCTTATGTCTATGGTGTGGAAAGATTAACTGAGGGTGGTGGCCCAGTTGGGATGAAATCAATAGCAGGATCAGCCGACTTTGTTGCATGGATGTCAAGAGGCCGATTTTGGTCGTTTACAGGAGGCTACGTACAGGAACTAAGTTGTGATGTAGCAGACTTTGTTTTTGCAGATATTAACCTTGATGTCGAGGGTCTAATATCGGCAGGTCATAACGCTGAGTTTGGGGAGATCATTTGGTTTTATCCAAAAGAAGGAGATGAATTTAACACACGTTATGTCACTTATAGTTACCGTGAAAAACATTGGACAACTGGTGAATTGCAAAGGTCAGCACTTGAGCCAAGTGATGCACTAGGCTATCCAGTTTGGGCAGGAGCAGACGGTTATCTCTACAGGCATGAAATGGATCCTGATACACAGTCTACACCGATCCAAAGAGAATCAACAGTGGTCGCCCCAACAACCGTAACAGGACTTTCAGGTTTAGAAAGCCGAGTTGTGGCTAAAGGAGTGGATGCAGAATTACACCCTAATGTATCAACAGAAGAACATTTATGCTTTGCAGAGTCAGGAAGTATAGAGATTGGTAGCGGTAATCAAATAATGAGTGTCAAGCAGATTCTAACCGATACTGATGCTGCTACTAATGGCCTGAGAATGAAGATTAGTGTTAAGCAAACACCTGATGGTGCCAGCATAGAAAAAGGCCCATATCCTTTGGAGAGTGATGGATATACAGATACCAGATTTGTAGGTAGAGAAGCAGTGCTTAGAGTAGAAAGCCCTTTTGACCAAGAGTGGAGATTTGGAGAAGTAAGACTTGATGCTACAGCTTCAGGTTCAAGATGAGGACACAAAAGCCTTTACCGAATCCTCCCGATGAATATGACAAAACATATATGTTTGATCTGGCATCACTTGTTATTGATGAAGAATCCGTATCAGTAAAAACAGATAGAGATAATGTATTAGACAAAGGTTCATTAGTTTTAAGATCACCAAATGGTAGCTACTTCAAAATCGTAGTAGCAGATAACGGGGCACTAGCTGCTTCAGCAGTAACAACAGTTGACAATAGACCTGTAACAAGTACAAACCCTTATGTCTGAACCATTTAACTTTCTTAGTGGTCTGTCTGATAAAGAAGTATCGCAGCAAGAGAAAGAGTATTACGACTCCCATGAAGACCTGAAGCTAACGGAGACTGAGTTTAAGACTCAATATGGAAGGAAGGTATATAAAGACCAGCATGGTGAAACCCATTCAGAGTCTTCTATAACAGTACAGGATTCACAAGGCAGGTGGATGAATATCCCATCTATTTATAATGGAGAGTATGTAAATGGTAACATGGCAACAGAGATAATCGAAGGTAACAAGTATGTTGACCCTGAGACTAATCAAGAAATTAAGACTTATGAAACTTCAAAAGATGCAGAGACAGAAGCAATCAAACGTAACCGATCTTTAAACGAATCAGACCAACCTTGGAACAAGGAAGAAACCATGAATAAAAACCCATCTAAAAACTGGTTACAACAAAATGGGCCTGACGGTCACATGCTGGCACACATAACCCCAAAAGAAGGTAAGATACTACAGTATTTTGGAGGTTCAGGAACTAAAGATAAAAAGACTGGATTAAAGAGTTATTTCCTTAGTGGATTATTGGGTGGTGGAGTGCCTCCAAAGCCTACGACATCACAGACTGAGATCGACCCCGAAGTAAAAGCTATGAGGAACAAAGTTCTTGATAAGTCTTCAGGAGTGATGGATGAGGAGTTTCAATCTTATGATGACCCTCGGTTTGCAGGAAAGTCTGCCGACACTGCAACTGCACAACAAGGTGTGAGAGATATGCAAGGAGTTGGTAAAGGAGCATATAGTAATGCTGCTGGAGTTGGTAAGGGGATGTCAGGTTACTCGGCAGAGCAAGTAAAAGGAGGAAATGTTTTAGGTGGTCAGGATACAGGCCAAGCAATTAGTGATTACATGAATCCTTATACCAGTGAGGTAATACAAGCTAATAATAGAAATGCCGTAGACCAGTTGTCAATGATAAACAATTCGGCAAATGCCAAAAGCCAAATGGCTGGGACAAGTGGTGGGTCGAGAGATCAACTATATAAGGCGACACTTGGAAGTGAATTTTTGAAAGGTGTAGGGACAACAAACTCTGGCCTTATAAATGATAGTTTTGCTAATTCTATGGTAGCTAAACGTCAAGATATGATGATGGATCAAGATGCTCAAAAGTATAACCAAGCAGCAGGGATATCTGCTCAAGGAGTTCGTGGTCAAGGTGCCGAATTACAAATGGCTGGCACGAATGCTGGCAGGGGAGCAGGTTATCAAGATGCTCAAGCACTTTCACAAGTTGGGGCAGATGCAGAAGGTCGTGTCCAAAACCAGTTCGATTTTGATTATGATGAGTTTGGACGTAAACGAGATCACAATAAGAACCAAGCAATGTTTGGATCTAATATTGTGGCTGCTTCCCCAACAGGACAAGGTGGGTTCCAAAGTAACAGTATGCAAAAAGGTAACAAGCTCTTGGGGGCTGGTGGAGCAGCTTTAACTGCTTATGGTGCTTCAGGGGGGAACCCTTATATTGCTGCTGGTGCTGGCGGACTATCACTATTATCTTAGGAGAAAATTATGAATAATAAAAGAGGGAATAAAGAATTTTCGTATTATAACCCCAGTAATAAGTTTTTAGGAGATGAGTCTAATCCAATTCAGGCAATATCTAATTGGTATAACGATGAGGATAAAGTCGAGGCCGAACCCCAGATAGCCAACACCCCCATCTCCCCTAGATTTATTCAAGACCCACGACAACGATCTCGGTATGTCCCACCCGAAGAAGATTTAAGCAATGAAAGTGAATGGAGCAAGCTGGGTAGCAGGATAAGCAAATGGGGTAAAGGTCTCCTTGGGCCGGATGATCCACCTCCAGTAGACACCTCTTCTTCGCTGTCATCTAATATGCTCCTGCCCAAAGAGTACCTCAGTTCACAGGAAGGCCCACGAAATAGATACGTGAGTCGTGGTAAAAATGAAGCTGATTATTTAAGTGGCTCATCTATGGCATCGAATATGATTACTGCTGATCCGTCTGAGCTACAGGTAGCAGGTTCTGGAACGGGGCACCCAAACATGCAATCCCAAAATTTACTGGCAACACAGGCAGGAGATGGGGCTTTTGTAGATACCGAAGACCCTAGCCAGTTTGATCAGGGTTACGGTGCTGGTGATACTACGACTACGGTGGACTCTTCAGAACCGACAGAACCGACAGCACTGACAGGTAAGCAAAAAGCTATGATAAAAATGGGTACTGGCTTACTAAATAGTGGGCAAGATTCCCCAGTACAAAAAGCACCACTGGCAGGGGTTCAAATGGGTAGAGCAGCTTTCCCTAATTTACTGGCATCATCACAGAGACCTATGAACCCAAGATACACAAATAAAGGATTAGGATAATATGGCACTACTTTCCAGTGATCAAAACCCAGTGAGTGGATATAGCCACCCATTGTCAGAAGAAGCAAGAGCTGCTCTTGAAAAAGAGAAAGAAGAGAACGAAGAGAACGAAGTCGGCTTTGACCCGTTACAGGCAGCAGCATTATCTGCCGGAGCTTCTCTGCTAAGAAACTCAGGGTGGCGTAATACACCCATGAGTCTCGGTGAAGGTATTGGTCATGCTATCCCTGCTGGCATGCAAGCATACTATAACCAAGATGCTATGAACCGTCAGGAGGAACAAGGTCTTTATGAGAGACAACTGGCAGAACAAGAAGCACAGGCTGCTCAACAAGCAGAAGATGATAAGGCACGGGCCGATGAAAAATACAAACGGGCGATAACACTTGAGTTCAAGGCAACTCTGGCAGGGAGCCGTTTAAGGCCGGAACAAAAAGAAATCTATATGCAGATGTTCCAAGATAACCCAGAAAAGGGGATGGCAGCATTAGAGAAGGAGTTGTCAAAGAAGAAAGATAGTAAGACGGGGCCAGTAAACACGTACAGAAAAATAGAGGAGCTGGAGAGGGAAAGGAAAGGACTCCCTGAAGATGTGTATGAAGAAGTTACCCCCAAAGATGGTGATGTCCGTTTTTATATAGATAAGATGGGGACAAAGCTAGCAATGCCAGTTGAAGATGAAGAGGAAGGAAAGACGACAATAGGATTTGTTGATGACCCAAAATCTGCAAACCTTATTGTGACTGAAAATGGGGCTTATAAAACCTCAGTTCCCAGAGTAAAAGAAGGGGAAGTTGTTACAGAGGATGTTGTTACTGAAACGTATGATGCCGTACTAGAATTAGATTCTTCACTTGAAGGGCAGGAAAAAGCAAATGCTATTCTTTTATCTGGTGGTACTCCCGAAGAGAGGCATACGGCTTTATTTGAAATGATAAAAGAGTTCAAGGCTCCGGCAAAACCAGAAGGGGAAATAGATTGGACTGCAGCAGCATCAAATATTTACGACAAATTTTCTGGTGCTAAAAATCCTGACGGTGCACCAAAATATAATGAAGAGAAATTACAGGCTGCCCTATCTCACCCTGACCCTGAACAGAGGTACAAAAACCTTGAAACATTTATGAACTCGGTTGATTCACAGGCTTACAAGGAGTTTGTTGCAGTAGGTGGATTAAAATTACGAGAGGCATCATTAGAACAGACTAAAGGCCAATATACCAATGAGCAAAAGAAATATATTAAGAGAGAACAAGTTCGGTTAGCTGACGAGGCCAGAAAGATGAACTGGGGTGAGTCACGGTCGATGATGGCAGAGCAATCCCATGACCGTAAAATTCGGCAGATGGACAAAAACTGGGAAGATGGTCAGAAGAAAAATCTTGTCACTGCTAAAGAATGGATTACTGAGAACGGTGGGAAACTGCCGGAGGGAGTATCATTTGTTGAGAGAAGACCAGATGGCAAGATGGGGAAGTTAATCAATAATGATTGGACTACCTATACTGCTCCGTTAAACACTGGTGCAAAGACTGAAGTTTCAGATGAAATAAATCGGCTTTTTACAAAGTATGGTGACAAATTTGGGGAAACAGATAAGGATGAAATTAGTGGACTCCTTTGGAGTAAAGACCCGATGGATGCCCTCAGGAAGGCCCATGCCTATCTTCAAGAGAAAGGTCAAAAAGGAATAGCACCACCAGCATCGATTCTTAAGAAATACATGAGTGATGTTGGGGTAGCAGAGTCTGCTAAAAAGGCACTTGAATTACTAGAATCGGATGAAAGTGTTCAGGCAGGTACAGGTTGGGTTTGGGGTAGAATTACTGAGAAATTCAAATCGGCAGATTTCCAAAGGTTTAAGAGTCTATCAACCAGTGCTTCTCTAGCAAAAAGACACGAGTTGATTGGTTCCCAGATGACAGATGGGGAATTAAAATTCACTGAATCCATGTTCCCGTCTAATGGGGACACTTTAGAATCTGCAAAAATTAAACTGCAAAATTTACTGAGAGATTCCAAGTTCAATCTTAATCTCATTCATAGCATGTTCTCAGCAGAAGCAGGGTACAACGATGCTGTGTGGAGTGAAAAAGTGGAAAAAATGGACTTAACCCAAATGAACGAGTAACCAACTATGAAGTACACTACCCTGCCAGAAATTACTTCCAGAGTTTTAAAGGCACGTGAGTCTGGCACAGACGAAGAAACAATCACGGCATTTTTGAAACAACGTGGGTGGACTCCTGAAAGATTTACTGATGCTGTTAATAAGCAGACAGCAAAAGATGAGGTAATGCCAGAAGAACAATCACAAGAGGGTGGTGGATTCTGGAACTCCGTTAATGAAGGTTTGGAATACTTCAACAAGGCCACAGACAGTCTGTTACTAGGTAGAACATTTGGCCTTACCGTGCCAGCACGGGCAACAGGTAGATGGGCTAAATCCAAACTTGTTGATGACGAGTCAATATCATTTTCAGATGCAGTAGATTCTGTACAAGAGGAGGATAAGGAGTGGTCGAAAGAGAACCCTAATGTTGCTATGGGGACAGAGATGGTGGGAGGAATGGCTGCTGGCGGTGAGGTGGCAAAAGGACTAACAACTTCTATACCTAAGCTGGCACCAGTGGCAACACAGTGGTCAAAGAATTTGGTAAAGGGTTCTATACTTCATGGGGGGTCTGGAATGGCAGAAGGTGCGGCACTGGCATCAGCAAAAGACGAGAACATTTTCGGAGGTGCCATAGCAGGTCTCGTAGGTGGTGTCGGTGGGGAGATTGTTATGCCAGTAGCAAAATGGGTTGGTAAGAAGATATTTGATCCAATACAGGAATTATTTAGTGGCTCTCCTAAAAAAACACTCACTACAGCAGAGATAAGAGCCGAACAGATGCTAGAGGAAGTGGATATAAAGGATGGAATCACCCCAGAAATAAAGAAACAAAAGCTGGATGAATATACGAAACTAAAACTTGCCACTGAAGTAACAGCAGTAGATCTTATGGGGAAGAAGGGTCAGAATCTAGCTGGCACGATAATGAGGAACGGAGATGCTGTACCTGACAAGGCCGAGACATTACTCGTAAAACGTGCTGGCAGGGTACGTCAACATCTTTTTGACTTCCTCCAAGATGCTACAGGTGGAACTCGTGTTTCTCAGAAAAAGGCAGTGGACACATTTAAGAAAGCAGCAAAAGAAGAGTCTGCCCCTGTTTATGATGTTGCTTTTTACAATGGTGGTAAAATGAGAACAGTGTCCGGCACTGACTTAAATGATTTATTCAAAATGCCAGAATTTAAAGATGCATACAAGAGGGCTATCTATCTAGCAAAGCATGATACCCCCCCTGTAACATTGGCTCCCATGCCTAAAAAAGGTTTTCCAGAAGGACATCGGTTCCCTGTTTATGCACTTGACAAAGTAAAGAAAGCCATCGGTTCAAAGACTAAGGGTGCTTTCTCAAGCCCAGACCCCAATGCAAGGGCACTGGCTGGTACTATGACAGGGCATAAAAACAAGATGCTCGACATAATTGGGGAATCTAATTCTGATTATAAAGAAGCACGGAACATCTATGCTGGCAGTATGGAATTTAAAGATGCCACCGAACTTGGGCAGAAGCTCTTTGACAGTGGGGATTCCTTCGATAAGATTTACGAGGCTGGTAACAAGCTAAAGACTGAGTCAGAGAAAAGAGAGTTCCGTAATGCTGCTTTTAATGCCTTGTCTAAGAAGATAGAAAGCTCAAGTGTCAACCCTAAAGGTATGGCTCAGTTCTTTATGAATAAACAGAACATGAAAAAGCTGGAACTGCTAATTCCTGATCCTGAAAAACGTGGGATTTTCATGAGGCAGACTGAATTATTATCAGATTTTGTAGATGTGAAAAACAAAATAATTGGAGGTTCACAAACTGCTGAAAAGCTGGCATCGGATGTAGCCGAAGAAGATTTAAACGAAGGACTGAAAGCAGTAGGTAATTTAGCCAGCCGTAATTACACTGGTCTTGGACAACAGCTAAACAATCTTGGCAACACAACAGCTAGAGCTGCCAGACTGGATGCAGCAGGTGAGAAAGTATTTACACAAAGAACCCCCGATATTAGAAACAACCAGCAGGGGAGTAAGATAACCAATGAGCTTTTGAAAAAACAAATGACAGGACGTAGCCTCCTTCAAGGTAGTGTTACTGGTGGTGGAGCATCCCTTATGAATTCATTACTTCAGTAGTAATATCAACGAACTTACCTATCCCTACAGGTAGGTCATAAAAGTCTTCACCATCTGGGTAGCGAGAATTAGGGATGTTCTTAATATATGTATCTGACATCTTACTCCCCTCAATCATAAAAGCAGAAGTGCAGTCTGAGTTCATGACCCAGAAGATAATTCTTTTACCTCCAAGAAGTCTTTTCTTCCGAGCAGGTATGTGAACAGTTCGCCAATTATCAGGCCACTCCCTTCCAATCCATGTAGATTTAATTTCAACTTCATGTAACACTTCTTGAATTGATTTTATATCAGGGCCGTAATCTTCGTGAACAATCGTGTAGATTCCTTTTGAATCTAAATATTCCCTGAGTGCATTCTTTGCAGTTGAGTCACAAGCATTGTAAGCATCTTGATTAAACATTCTTTATTCCTATAAGGTATTTAGCAATCAGGATAGCATCTGCTATGCCGTGATCTTTTTTCCTACCTAGCACGAGGTCAGGGTATAGCTGACCAACTCTCATAATAGAGGCTTCTTTTTCTTTGGGCATGTCAAACATCATTACCTTCTTCCAAGTCTTTGGATGTATAAGCTGATATTCTATCTTCAAGCCAGCACATACACCTCTTAAAAAGCCATAGGAAGCCATGTAACGGCCCGAAGATGAAATCCCCTGATTGGGCATTGTCTGAGCCTTTTCGATACCGACACGTAAAGGTTTAAAGCCTTCTAATATCATCCGTATCTTTGGCTCATTCATCTCTCGTTTTTTACCAACTAAAATTATGGGCATGTCAGTTGTAAGTAGAATTTCACCTGCCTCGTTTAAGACTGCTATAGCACCTGAAAATCCTACGTCAATTCCTGCATAGTTCATTGTTTCCTTGTATATATATAAAGAGTAACCAAAACAGCGTAGGCAACTAGAGAACCGTATTGCTTGACAAGCTATGCTCACGAGTGACTTTTACCTGAGAAACGGAAGGTGCCACTCACTTGCTTAATTTTGGCTACTCAGAAGAGTTAGGCTTTTTTTCTAATTTCCTTGACGTTTTGTTGGTCGTCAGCTTTAGCAAACTTATCATTCAGCTTGCTTGTGCCTTTAGGCTCTTTAGCTTCTTTGAAGTAAGCACCGAGGTCTTCAAACTCTTTCCCAGTGATATATTTTATAGGGTGTTTAATCCTGTCTTCTAAATCTTCTTGAGAAATACCGATCCCAGCAAAAGCATCAACCATCTTCTTAATCCTGTCATCTAAAGAATCCTCTAGTGATGCCTCACCATCGTCATCTTCTTCTGCTCCAGCAGACATAGAAAACATAGCCTGAATTATTTGTCTCTTGGCATAGGTCAAAGCTGAACCCACACCTTGTGCATTCTTCTTTTCTAGCAACAGTTCATAGTAGCTAGTAATCTCCTCACCAGTCGGCTCATGGAATAGGCTTGTGATTAGCCCTGTGCCAGTAGGCCACTGCATAATACCGAGCTTGTGCTTCTGAAGAACTGGGTTGATCTTCTTGAGTAATTGATCTAAGTTTATAAACTTACTCTTAAAGTGAGGATTATTAGAGTCAGGTTCAATGCTGGTCTTTAATTCAGCTTTAGCATTAAACCATGCTTTTTTTAGATTCTTCGTTTCTTGGGTTTGTTTTAATTCACTCATCATTTCCTTTAGTTATAGATTTCTTTAAACGCCCAACGGGGCAGTGATAGTTCAACAGCATCGGGCGAATACCCTGAGTATCTGTCGTCTGGTAGAGTTTCTTTGTACTCTACGTATTTTCTTAAATCTTTATCTGCCAGCATCCATCCCTCGTCTTTTGATTTACCATCAAGGACATAGATAGCTACTGAGAACGGTGCCACATTTTCAACAACCAGAAAAACAAATGTCGGGGATTTTCTAGTAGCTACTTGGACTCCTTTCGTGTACCAAGCATCCTGAACGTGATACCTGAAGTTGGCTATACTCTTGGCAAAGTTATCCGGTGAAGCATCGTTGCTCGTTTTTAGATCAATAATATACTCACCTCCATTGATCATCCAATCGGGCCGACACTTACACCCAACGCCCTGCATCTCCCAGAAAATAGAAGTCTCAGGTTCTCCCGATTCAAAGTAGGAGCCGAACCGAGGATGCTTTTCTGTCTGCTCTTTCATCCTCATAAGGTCTTCGTATTCGTCAAACTTCAAGACAGTTTTGGTTCCAGCTTTAGCTTCCTGCTCTGCCCACGCTGCTTTACCCTCTTTTGTCCTTCGATCAACATTCGTACCTTGCAGATAGATCTTATCGAATTTTTCTGGCTCAAGGATCAAAGCGTGAAAGGCAGTACCGAATGCCATCTTAGCAGTGGCTTTTCGAAACGGTGCCTCAAAGTGAGCCACTGATCTGTGAATTGAATCTAAACTAGACTTCGATATTTCTGGCCTAGCATGATAGTCTTCATTCGACAAGTCAGCTACTTTAATTATGTCTGCCATTATTCTCCTTTAGTAAGTGGGGCACAGTAATCGAGAGTACGTCTTTGCATATAGCCCGAGTCTACCTCCTAGTGCCCCGAAATTAATTTAAAATGGGATGTCATCTTTTGGCTCAGACTTAGCTGTGCCAGCATCCTTGGAATCTAAAAACTGGATCACATTGACTTTGATCTCAGTCGTGTACCTTTTGTTCCCCTCCTTGTCTTCCCATTGCCGAGTCTGTACTTTCCCTTCAAGATAGACTTGTGAACCGGACTTGAGAAACGCTTGTGCTAGTTCTGCTTGCTTACCCCAGACGACAATTTTGTGCCACTCAGTGAGTTCTTTCTTCTCACCAGTAGCTTTGTCGTTCCAGTATTCGTTTGTAGCAACAGTAAAGTTAGCGACTGTACTGTCACCAACTTGTTTGCATTCGGGGTCTTGCCCCAACCTACCGATAAGCATAACCTTGTTTAACGATGCCATTTAATCTCCTATATTATTAATATGTTGTTGTACTTCAGCGTAAATATAATCACCTACGCCAGTGTATGTGCCAGCACCGTAAAGTGCCTCCCAATCCCAACCACCGTAAAGCATGTCAACAGACGGGGTCTTCTGGGCAGGTTCGGGTTTTAATACTTCGATTGTTCCTCCTTTCTTTTTGAATCGTTTTATTGCTTCAGTGATACTTTGATCACGTTTAAATAGAAGCACATCATCCGTAATTGGACGTGCTGTTAGAACTGGTTCTTTTGGTGTCAGAACCATTTTCCATTTGTCCTTAAAATTCTTAGCAGCTATGCCAGAATTCACGTAATCGTGTGAGCATTTCGTAGAACACGTAACCCTAATTTTAGACCCTAAAAATACTTTGTCACAAATCCTACACACCTTTTCTATGTGTGACTCCCGAAGTTTGACAGAACGCTTATCGTTCCGTATTTTCTCTTCTCTTCGGTACCAGTGATTCCTGCACCGTTCAGAACACTTATTATTCCGTGTGCTGACAGGTTGGAATAGTTCGTCACACATCATGCACTTTATTTTTGATAGCGGAACTAAACGTCTAGGCATTATTTCTCTCCTTTTCTCTGAGTGACATGTAAGCGAGATAGCACTGGAACGAATCTTTAGCCCGTGCTTTACGATGGAGTTCACTGGCTTTAGCTTTTGCCACACGTATTTTTGCACCCTCACTGAACTTTTTATGCTCCATTTTTTCCTCCACATTCAGGGCACACATCTTCACCGAATTCCGGCTCAAACGGTTTATGACAGAATTCACATTCAACACAAAACTCATATTCGTTGTCCGACTCCACTAACTTTTTTCTTGTTCTGCGGTCGTACTTTGCTTTATTTTTGTGCATTTGACTTCCCCTGTTCTTAATTCCTGCCATCCCGATTCACGATACATGGAGAAACACGTGTGTGCTTTTCGTTTCGGTAGTATCTCCAGTGCCCTCTACGGACAACTTCGTGTATTGCACATTCTTTTTTTAACTTTCTTTCTAACCAAACTTCTTTTAATCTCCAAAACATTTTAATATCTCATGTAGGTTGCCGTAGGTTCAGGGCGGTTAGTATACTCAACGATATCTCTGCCCTCTGCATCTTGCTTTATCGTAAAGTTCAACCCGTTCTCCGTGCCGTGTACAGTCCTGAAAGGTACAAACGGGGTCTTAGCTTTGGTTGCTTCTCGTATGAGTTTAGCAACCGTGGCTTTAACATCTGCTGGCATGGCCTTCTTATCATGCTGGTATTCCAGCCTCGGTGCATCTTCCCAAGTTGAGGGACGTAGCATGTCAGTCTTTTTTGTCTTTGTTATGAAAACCGAAAGACTAGGAAAAAATTCACACTCAGTGAGGCACCTCCGTGTGCCTGTCTTTATAGCATCCATGCTAAGTTCACCAAGCGTGTTCATCCAAACACTTGTCAAATCCTCAGTTACTGCCTGACGGAAGTTTTCTGAAAAGGCTAGTAATGCTACTGTGATTGCTTTCTGTGTTTCTGTCATCTTCCAAACTCCGTTTTAAATGTGATGATGTCTCCCTGTCCCTCTCAAACTTTGAAGGAAACCGTGGGGGTGCTTGTACCGCTACTGCTCTCACTTCATCTTGTTGAAGGTAGCCTTCAAATTTATTACCATACAGGGTCTCTGGTCTAAGGTACTGGTTCTGCTCTGGTGAGTTGTTCCAATCTTTTGCTTTGTTAGTGTGTACGGTCTTAAAATCTTCGATTGTAAATCCATCTTTTAATCTTTTGTCAATCCAACCCTGAGTGCTTGACGTAGTGGATTTATAATTCTTCCCAGTCTTCTGGTTAAGGTCAGATATAATATCCTCGTAGATGGGGGATATAGGGGGTTTTATTATTATGTCTGTTACTTTATGTCTGTTATGGGTACGGTTGCCCAGTACTATCTCAGTACTGTTGCCCCGTACTGTATTGTTCTCCGTGTCTTCCTTTCCCTTCTTATTTTTAAACTCCCTGTACTCAGTCCAAGTCATAGACCTAAACTTTTCGTCAGGGATACGGACGTGATATTTGTAAAGGCTTTCGTGCCACGTTTTCTCCACCCATTCTAAAGATTCTAATTCGGTTGTAACTTCGGACACTGTCGTAATTCTAATCCCAGTTTTTTTAGAGATTGAATTCCGGCTGGGGAAGCACAACCCTGTGTCGTTATTTCTAAAACTAAATAATGCTAGTAAAACTTTAATCTGATTCAAGCTCAACCGTTTGTCTTGAATAATTTCGGTGGAACACATAATAAAGTTATTCTTATCCATTTTTCATCTCCAGAAACTGCTCATAGCTGTATGTGTGGCCTTTTTCTCTATTACAGGATTCACAGCATACAACGAGGTTTGATTCTTCTTGTATCTCCGCTTTGGTGGTAAATCCACCTTTACTCATAGGAACCTTATGGTCTAACTGAAAATTCTCTGGTGTGAGACGTGTAGCACAGTAAAAACAGGGGGCACTGATGTCTGAATTACGTGCCAGCATGTAAAGTCTAATGCTCAGTTTTCGTGGATAACCAGACTTCTTAGCCCTTATGTGACCAGACTCTTTAGCTCGATAGTATTGAGCTTTGTCTTTACAACTGACCGAGCAGTATTTCTGGATACCTGACTGGCTACCGTTGACGGTCGGCTCATAATCTGCTTTACAGTGGCAACAAACTTTAATCATTAGCTACAAATAGTTTTCTTGAGTAGCTACCGTTAACACGCCACTCCTTGAGACTCTTGTTGTAAAGCTCGGTCAACTCCCCAATCCAGTCTTGCAAAACATCTGCTTGTTTTAAGACATTTTCCTTTTTAAAAGTGGCAGATATTTTAAGTTCTGTACTTTCACCTGTAAAAGCGTCATATCCTAATGTTATACCAGTGGTTCTCTCCATGTTCCTCTCCTGTCTGGAAGTGTCCTCCACATCTTCTCTTCAACGGCTAAAGAGATAAAAGCATCAGGTTCTACTTTAATGCCCGTAGCCTTTTCCCGTTGCTTTAAGAAAAGAAGTAATTGATTTTCTAAAGCCAGCCTCACTGTATTGTGGGCTTGATCTGGGCTTTCATTTCTTCCAGCCTTTGATTTTGGTAGTGTTGAGTCTTCCCTACCTTTTTGTCGATCAGTGCTTCAGCCCCCAACTTTACTCGGCTGAGAAGTTCTTCATTTAATAATTGGGTAACGGTTGATTGGGCCATGCCGACCTCATCCGCTACTTCTTTATGCGTAATACCAAACCATTTAAGGTTCTGTTTTAAACTTTTCATTTTTTATCCATTAATAAAATTATTAAAAGCTAGATCCAGTATAGAACAGTCTCTATGCTTTGTCAACTAAAAAATTAATAAAATTAATAAGGTAGATTTAGCCCCCTTTCGAGGGCTTAACTTTATAGGTGAGCTTCAATCTGCTTTCGGATTTCTGAGCTATCGGCTTTATGATAACCCATAGTCGTTGAGATGTGCTTATGCCGTGCTAAATACTGAACACACACTGGGGATGCTCCCTTATTTAAAAGGTTACTTATGACCGTAGCCCTAAAACCATGTGTTGGTGATACTTTGTCTGATATACCAATCTGCCTGAAGGTTCGTCTAAAAACTTTCCCCATAGGTGTCATGCCAGCCCATTGTAATCCACCAAACCCGTCATCGAGAAACCACTTCTCGTTTACGTTTCGGCTTTGCCTATCATCTTCTAAAAAACGAATCAGATAGTCTTTAGCTATTGGCACCACAGATTCAACCCTACCTTTTACCTTAAACCCTGCTTCTGGCACGTCTGCTATCTTGATCTCCTGTGCTAATAGATCAATGTGGCTCATTGGAAGTGCCCGTGCTTCTCCACCTCTCATGCCAGTATACCTCATTAGAACCGTAGCCCTCTTCATGTTGAGTGCCGAGGTTCGGGTTCTCCCTTTGGCTTTACCTATTGTATCATCTAGTAATGCCAGCAGATTGATGTAATCATTTTCGGTTAGGATTTCTGGTGCTTCTTTTGAAACTCTCATCTTTTCCAGCTTTATCCTTTTGGGTGTATATGCTAATGCATCACACCAGTTTAAGAATATCTGGCATGCTTGGACACGAGAGTTAATTGAGGCATCGTTCATTCCCCTTATCTGGAGGTGCTTGATAAGTTTGGTAGGTATCCCAACAGGAGGATATGCCAGCTCAAAATCACCAACTGCTTTAATAAGGTAACTTAAACTGTCAGCGTAACCCCTGATAGTTATTTTCTCAAGCCTAACGGATTTTTCATCAAGCCACTGTTGGACAGCATCTTTTGCCATTAGCTTGCCAGCACGTCTTTTAATCCCTTCAGACTCAAGCCGGTGGAGTTCCTGATTGTAAAGATGGCGAAGCATTTTTTCTTGTTCTACCTCCCCTCTTTTACGTCTTCGGCTACCTTCGTGCTGATATGCCAGCATTTCAACCGTTATCAGATCCCGTGTGACGGGTGTCCCACTCGGCAGGATATAATCGTGGAACCGACCAATTATCATCAGACGTTTCTGGTCTGTAAATGTTTTTTTACGCTGTCTCATATTCCCCCTTTTCTGTTTCGGCTTTACCATAACGTGACAGGTGTGGACAAATATGGATTGGATGGTTTTTGTCCAGATGATCTTTGACTTTGTGGGTTGGCAGTTCTTCGTTGCATTTGGTGCAGATTATGCCAGACACATAGCCGTCAGGATCAAAGTCCTCCTTTTCTGTTTCGGCTTTACCTTTTAGTTTTAGGATAAAATCATGGCATGCCTG